AAGCGTATTCAATGCTGTTGACAGTGGTGATGTTGCGAAGAATCGTGTTTTTAACGGTTGTGGCGACGCTATTTATAAAAATATCAGCGCCTCTAAATGACGGGTCGGCAATTGTGTAAACAGGGTTGTTTGCCGTGTTTTCGATTGTTAGGTTTTGAACCGTGACATTGGACTCAGCGATTTGAAGAGGGTTGCCAATGCCGGTAATGTTGTTCAGCAGTGTTGCGCCGTTGCCTTCAATTGTGCAGCCGTGCTTTGGATACAGGGTTCCACTGATCGCATAAGTATGACCAGGCGTCAACAACAAAATACCATCTTCAGCAGCGTCCATTGCGGCTTGCAGTTCAGATGTTGCATCACCAACAGCATCCGCGCCAAAATCTTTGGCGTTTACGATGCCACCGTCAATCATTGAGTAGGTTACTTTAGTCAAAGACATGTCTTTTCCTTAAACTGTGTAGAAGCCGCCAAAAGCAAACTGTTGTGTTGATAAATTCACGTTAGTTGGCTGTGCGCCCCCACTGGCAACAGTAACCAATTCCACAAGTCCAGAACCTGCGCTAATAAATGGCAAATAATTAGCAACAAAACTGTTGTATCCGAGACTCAAACCAGTACGACTGCTTGCACTGGATGTAAAAGGTAAACCGCCAATCAAAACAGTTGCTGCACTTACAGTGCTAGGAAAAGTAATCTGCGCTTGGATAAAGACTGTACGGCCAATTTTGGTGTAACGAGCAGCGGCAATCGTAAATGTCAATCCAGCGCCAGATGAATCAACTGGCGTCCAATCACCTTCTTCATAGTCAGCCAACAACTCGCTTGTGCCTGTGCCCGGTGTGGCAGAAAAGTCGACGCCTTTGCCCGAAGTGCCGATGACAAGGTTGCCAGTGGACAGGGTGACATTGCCCACCAAAGTCGGGGCCGTTGCCAGCACGTTGTCGCCAGTGCCTGTGTTGGTGACGCTGACAATCTCTTTGCTTGCGTTCAGTGCCAGCGCAGTAGATGCGGTCAAGCCAGACAGGGTGCTTGTGCCTGAGACGGACAGATTCACGCCATTCAGATCAGCGCCACCCTCGACTCGTTGCCAGACCGAGCCGTTAAAAGTTGCAAGATCACCCACGCCCCAGTTGCTGATGCCGTTCAGGTTGGTGGAGCCTGCTGTTCCAACAACGTAGTAATCGCCCTTTGTGCCCACGCTGGAAGCCAGCACAGGGCTGTTGGCATTGGCATCCCATGTGCCTTTGAAGTTCAACGCACCGATGGCGTTGGTGATGGATGAGACTGTTTTTAACATGATTTATTCCTCAGAATACAAATTCGATGATTGAGGTGAATGGTGGTGCTTCGCTGAATGTTACGTTGCCGCCAGCAAAAATGTAAGTGTTTTGATTTTGATATACGCCATTGATGTAGATTGCCAAAGGTGCTGAAGTCACTGAAAAAATTGTTTGCGTTCCTGTGCCAGTTGCATTTGTCACGACAACGCCACCACCGAAAGCATTGTCATTCAGCGATGTATAAACCACTGTGCCGTTCTTATTCTGCACTTGAATGGAGTAATCGCTTGCAGTGTAGATGCGTGATGGTGTGCCTTGGTAAACAGGATAACCCCCACTTGTGCGGATGGGCTGGACAGCAGTAATGGTCAACGCAGAATCCCAATAAGCAACAATCGGGTTGGTGATTGGGTTCAGATTGACAGTGCCAATCCAGATGTAACCATCGTCCAATGGCTGTCCATCAGCACCCGCAAAGGCTGGGAATGGTGGTTCTACTGATAGTGCGGACATTTATTCATTCTCCTGTGTGGCTTGACCAGCTTGGATTGCGCTTTGTAAGAACTGAATTCTCGCATCAACATTCTTTGGCAAACCAACTGTATCTGCAAATTTGCTAAATGCAGGTGATAAAGCGGCTCTTCGTAGACTTGCGGCACTTTCGCCCTTGGTTGCAGCTTCTATTGCAAGACTTTGGAAACTTTCATCAGCAAATAATTTGCCTGCCGACTTCAAAGCATCTTTGTTGCCCTGCGTCAATGCGCTTGTGATAACTGATGCCGCACCAGCCAAAATAGGACCACCAGTAGCCGCCGCACCAGTCACCACTCCTTTTGCGAGTGTGCTTTCCATGACTTTACCAATCAGGCTTTCAGCTTGCATCCCTTGCAACAATGCTTGATTGGCCTTGCCTGTTGTCAGTACATTTGCCCGCGCCTCTGTGACCCGCTTGGAAACCTCAAATAAGTCTCTAAGCACATCTGCCGAGTCTTTACCAAGTGTATCCACAATGGTCTTAAAAACAGGTGGGTTGGCTCTTAACTTGGGGTATAGATCAGCAAACTCAGAGAATCCAAAGCCACCTTTTTCTGCGCCTCTTGCCGATCTGGTGACCGATGCCAATGCTGTTGCTAATGTTTCTTTGCGTAGGTCATCAGGTACAGTTTTCAAAAGGCGGTTAAATTCTCCAGTATCACCTTTGGCGGCACTGGTAATCGCTGTCCGCATCTTATTTGCAACGCTGCCCTCAATATCTTGACCAAATGCATTAACGATGCGCTTGCCCAATGCTCTCTCTTTAGCATACAAAAGATTGGCCGCTCGTAGTTCTTGCCGCAATATTTCGCCGCCAACATTTCCAACATTAGTTAGTTGATCGTCAGCTAAAGCCGCATAAAGTCGTTTTAAGTCTGCCTCTGCCATACTGCCATAAGGCGATTCCAACTTATTGATCGCGTTGCCAATTAACTGTTTCTCACGCTTCAATCGACCATAGGTCACATTGCCAGCCTCAATCATCTTTGACAAATTACGTTCTGCTACTGACATTCCAGCATCGCCGACTTCAGCTTTAACTGCATCAAGTGTTTCTCGCAGTTTTGGCAAATCAACCACAGTTGTCTTTGGCACTTTTTCATCGACTGAGTTATATATTTTCCCCGCCGCAGTGTTAAGGTCTGAACGAGTCTTGGTCAGCGTATCTTTAATTTTTTGCGATACCACACCAGGCGCAACAGCACCCTCAACAAAAGTTGCATCAAACTGCTTGATTGCATCATCTGCCTTATCAACAGCTTGAGATACTGTATTACGCCATGCGGCCTCTGGGTCACCGCCAGCAACAGAACGGGTCAATCCAGCCGCCGCCCTTACTTGCGGGTTATCGCTGAACACATCAGCAGGCAGTTGGATGCCAAGACGGTCTGCGGCTTCTTTTGCCGCCACATTGACTTGTGCCAAATCAGCCAATCTGTCCCTTGCCGCAGTCGAACCAAAGCCAGTGCCTGATGCTTTTTTGACCAAAGTGCCGACTTCCTCTTCGGTAATTTCAACGGCTGGCGCAGTAGGTGGGGTTACCACTTCTTCAACAGCTTGAACTACCGCAGGACCTTCAGGTGCTAATGCTGTACCCATCGGCGCACCAGCTTCCATCTGTGGTTCAACCCTTGGGGCTGGTGTTGGTCGTCCTGTAACCCGTTCTACGCCTTTTTTTACAGCCGTTACTACTGGCGGGACAGCCCTTTGAATGACTTGTCCTAATGGGCCTGTGGCGGTTGCTACGGCTATTTCTGTTGGGCTAATCTCTCCACCAGTTGCGGCTTGTGTGGCCTCAATGCCCGTCTGTGTCAATCCAGCTTTGCCAGCCGCACCAACAATAGTCGTTGCTCTGCCTGCTGGAGTAAAAGCCAGCAAACCGCCAACAGCACGGGGAATATCACCCATAGAAAAGCCAGGCGGGATTACATATTCTTTTTGGTCAACCGATGACTTTAAGATGTAATTGCCCTTTGCATCCTGCCGCACACCAAGTTGTGGAAAGTTGGATTGCAAAATCTGCACAGTCTCTTTTGGGTTGGACAGTAAACTGCCAAGCGCAGACTTAAAACTTGCCACACTCATTTGATTGAGTTCTGGCATTCCAGTCCATTCAGGCAATGCTTGCGTCTCTGGTGTAGCACGGGCACGACCAGTTACTGATTCAGCAATACCCTCAAAAAAGCCCATCTTTGGCGGTTCTTCTGGTGTTGGTGCGCCAGCCGCCTCTAATGCGCTTTCGGTAGGTTGCTGTCCAGCACGAATTGCCGCCACCCTTGCTTTCAGTTCAGGCGAATCAGCAGGAACATTGTCAGGAATGTTGTTAATTGTGATGCCGTCTTTTGTTGTTATTGAATATGGCATATCAATAATCCACAGTTACATTGCGCTGACCAGCCGCTGGTGGGTTTACTGTACCCCTACCGCCGCCAACAGCCCCAGGCAAAGTTTCAACATTGTCCAAAAATAATTGCGCTGTTGGGCTTTTTGCTGCGGCAGAACGTAAAAGGTTTTTACTTTTTTCATACTGTGCTGTTGCCGCACGCTCAGCGACATTAAAAATAACGTCCAACTCGCCCTTTGAAAAACTTATATCACCACTACGGGCTTGCAATAAAAGTGCCTGCTCTCTGTCGGTGATTGCGCCTTGACCAGTCAACATTGACCGCGACTTCAAAGCCATTTCAGAGAGTCCTTGTATCAATTCTCTGGTCGCATTGATTTTCTTATCGCCAGTAAAACCTAATGCTTCACCAATCCTGTTTGCATCAAGACGGACATTTGCCAATGGGCCTGTGATGGCAACACCTAATGCCTTACGGTATCTTGGTAAGTCAGTTAGCTGAGTTGCCGCTGAATTAGCTTGGTTGTATAAGTCAGGCACTAATTTGCCAAGTTCACCTTCTGCCGTTTTTTCTAGATTGGTAACATTTACGTTTGTTACTGCGCCAGCAGGTTTTTTTAGAACTTGCAGTGAAGAAAATGTTTTTTGTTGCTCTGGTGTTAGATTTGCAAAATCAAGTGCTTCTTGCACACTTGGGGCAAGTTTTTCTTTATTGGCTTTATCAAGTTGAGCTTGTGCTAATGGGCGTGCAAATTCTGCTGTCACTCCTGCTGATAATGCTTCGGCTTCTAATTTTTCAAGAGTTGGCTTTTCTTGTTCGCGCAAGCGTCTTTCACCGCGAGCTTCTTTTAAGCCTGCATACCAGTCTTTTCCAAATATTGAGGCTGTATATGGTTCAATCAAATTTACTGCGGCGGCTGGGTTGACAGTTTGAGCAGTTCTTTTAATTGTTTCCAATGCCGCTTTTTGAGCTGGGTCTTTTTCTGCCAAAATCTTGTCATCTAATAATTTGAATGCAACAGTTGGCTCTGATTCCAACCCAAGCATAACTTGAGCATAAAAACGCTTGTCAGCATCAAGCCGTCTTTTATCAGTACCTTCGGCCATTAACTTCAAAGCATCTAGCTGGTCTTTGTTTCCTGCAAATGCAAATAACTGCTCAATTTCTTCAAAGTTTCTTTCCTCTGGTTTTTTATCATAAAAACTTTTAAGTCTTGTGCCAAGTTCAGCTTGCCGTGCTTGTGTTTGTTGCATTGCTTGCTGTTCAAGCAAACGCTTCTGCTGTGCAGCTTGAATTGTTGCTACATCTGAACCTAATTTAAAGCCTTCCAAAGAGGCTTCAAACGGCATTTTTACATCAATAGAATAATCTATTGGTTGTGGTAGGTTTGGGCTAATTGTTGCCATTAGAAAAACATCCCCCCGCCAATTTGATTGAACGGATCAAAATTCATTGGGCCACTCAAACCGCCGCCCGACTGAAATCCAGCCAACTGAAAAGGTGCATTTAATAATTTGCCATAAGCAGTGGCTTCGCCTCGAATACCGCCAGCTCGTGCCGCACCCTGCTGTCCAAGCAAGTTGGCAATATTTGTACCAGACTCCATACCGCCAGCACCAACGCCTGCGGCTGATGATTGACCAATTTTTGCCAAGTTCTGCTGGGTGGTAAGTCCGACATTTGCCAAGCCGCCCAAACGCCCATATTGCTCTTCAATCAAGCTAGACAAAAGCTGTGGCCTGAATTGACCTAATGCGCCTTGAATATTGCCGCCCCTTAACCCGCCAGTGGCTGATGCTCTTTGAAGTAATGCCTCCTCGCCTTGGCGTGAAAGTTCCTGAAAACGCTCACCACCGCTAATGCGCTCGATGGCGGCACGCTCTTCCTCTGGTCCAAGCAAACCAATTAATGCCTGTTGCTGTCTGAGTGCTGGTGCGCCAGCTTCAGCAAAAGGTTGCATCCCTGCAAGACCTCCAGCACCAACGTCAACATATGGTTTGAGCAATGCTTGCAATGCATCAAACTGCCTGCGCTGTTCTGCAATGCCAGCTTCAGCGGCTTGAGTTTGTGCGCCAGCCGCAGAACTTGCGGCATCTGCCTGCATTTTGCTACCAAGCAGGGATGCCCCAATGGATAGACCTGTAATTGGATCAGGCATCGCCGAACTCCTTTAAATAATCTTCTAGCGTTTCGCCATATAAAGCCATCACATGATGACCGTGCTTGGTAGCAAAACCAGCACCATGCACCAGCGAGACCGCCATCAAAATCAAATCGTAATATCCAGCTCGCCACATGAACGACTTGGCATCTGCTTGTTTATTGCGCTCTGCCGTGTCCGAGGCTTGCCACTTGAGAATCATTGTTGCCAGCAAGGGCGTTAAATGGTTGCTGTTGCCGATAAAAAATGCGTTCTGGTGCATACCTACCAGCGTGTTCCAAATGGCCGCATTCAGGTCTTCACGTGCTACTGGGTCGCCATCTGCTACGTCATCAAAGACTTGGATTGCGTCATAGACCATTACCAACCACTCAACGGCTGGTTGGGGAAGCATAAAAACCTTGGTAAGGTTCTCTCGCAGTCCATCGGTCATGCACAACTCCTATACAGGGCAGGCCGCTGGATGCCAGAACTCAGCGACTGAATTTTCGCACAAATTGACAAAAGGTCAATCCTCATCTTCTTCATCTTCCCAAGCCTGACAAACCCGCATATCGTTGCAGATAAAGTCCAGCTTTTTGCAGTGACCCCTGAACCCTGCGCCCTTGTCATAAGCCGCCATTGGAATGCGCTCAATCCGCACTTGGGTCATGAAGCTGTTGTCGTAATACTCGCAGTTTGAACAATGCTTGCGCCGTGCGTCTTTTTCATCGCACTGCATAGCATCTGCCAGTCTTGCGTAGAACTCCTTGTTTGCGCCAGCCTCATTGGTGGGCATTTCAGGGCCATAGTTCCAGTCAGCAACCGCAACGGCATAGTTCTTTTTGTTTTGGGCATTGGTCAAAAACTCCTCTTCCATCGGCAGGCCATTAAAGCCCCTTGGAATAACCATAAACTCTTTCATGCTGTTCTCCTTAACTGATTTCTCGGCCTGATGCTCGGATGGTCAGGGATGTTCCAGCCCCTGCGATTGTGGAAATAAACCCACCAACATCTAATGCCTGACCCACCAACTCAGGGCAGGTATAGGTTTCATCAGGCACGATGGTGCGTGCGTCGATAATCAGGTTCGATGCACCCGCGGAACCAGAGACAGTGACCAAGTTGCAACTGAAAGTCACATTGTTGGCACTGGTGTTGGTCACCGTAAACTTGTCAATAATTGCCTTGACATTTGTTGCGGTGTATTGGGTTGTTTGGCTGTTCTCTGCCTGTTTTGCAGGAATTAGCACTTTTACTGTAACTGTCATTGGACACCTCCGATATTATTTGAAACTGTCAGGATTATGGACGGAATAGCTGGAACTGGAGGTGTTGCAACAACAGAAAGTAATTCAACACTGAGGTCGCTTACCGAAAACATCAGTTCAACATAATCATTGGCCTTGAGGTCAAAAAAGTAATTTAGAGATGAGAAAATTTCACCGTTATTACCTTGAACCCTAATCTGGCTTGCGCTATCTGGAACATCTGTTCCGTTAAGCCTAAACCAAAAATAAAACTCTGCTACACCGCCACTGGTTTTATCCAACTGAAACGAGGTATCAAAGTTGTAAATGCCCTCGCTGTCCACAATGATTCTTGATGTTGGGCTGCCAATAAATACCCCATTGCTCAAGTCTGTCGTGTTGA